CCTAATAACAGAAGAATTCTATCCCGAATTCTCCGGTCCTCCATACGACGGTTCACCGTGGATTGGAACACCATACCAAGACCACCCGAGTCTCGATACATATCCAAGAGTAATAATACATGCAAATAAAATTACAGATGATGGTGCAGGTAATTATACTGTAACTAAAAAGATTTGGTCTAGATTAATATTAAAAGAAGGTGCAACCGACACCGCTGATGACCCCGATGCCGCTAGATTACAGTATCCCGGTAAAGTTATTGGCCTTTCTTTTATTCCCCCCGAATCTCCAGACTATGACGAAGAAGGTGGTGGTGGTGGACCGCAAGCATTGAAAAATATAATTGTGATGACAACTTCATACCCAAATGGAGGTTTTTGGATAGCAGGCGGACAGACCAATACAAATCAAGATGTCAGAAGAATGATTCTTAAATTAGACTCTGACAATGCAGAAATTTCAATACCTGATTATCTTGCCAGTACAGAGGGATGGACTGGTCCAGCATCAGAAGGTGGTGCTGATGGTGACAACACAGGTGTCTCTGCATGGAAAACCATAAAGGACTTCGGTGCGAATAGTGCCGGTTGTTATGATGCAGATGAAGGATGGTGTACTCTTGACAATAATGGAAATATGTTATATGGCAACGTAATGGGATACCATGATTTATCTACCGTTATGTCGTCTCGCGGTCATATTTCAGAGACAGAAGGCGGACCTGGATATAGAATCACAATGCCAGAAAATGACATTGTGGGTGATCTTGGTGTAAATTGGAAACTTTATATGCATGATGTTGGTCATATTTCTGCACCTCTTGGAAGTTGTGTTGATATCAATCCCGACACAAACTCAGGAAACCACGTTGCATGTTATTTCGACGCCGGTTACACATATGATTTCCAGAATGGTCTAGTTTCAAATGGTTATGGATATCCGGAGACAGATTCGGGTTCAGTCCATATCTCTGGTGTTGTCCTTGGTTCTGGGGAAATATTTAGCCCGTCATGGAATAGAGACAACAGTTCACCTTACGCGAACGTAGATTGGGCCCAATCTGGAAACCACCACTACAATATCAATGGCGCTCTTCAGGCAAATGGCGGATGTTGTGATATATACGGCCAGACATGGTGGGCAGATAATTTAAGGGGAGTGGGACTCCCACATAAAAATACAGTGTTAACATTCACTCCAAGAAACGAAACAAGGTGGTTGCTCGCAGAGGGTTTTAGCCAAAACACCGCATATAATAGAGAAGGAATAACAGTATTCCGAAAAGAAGAGAACACAAATAAACTTGTTCTTTTAAACCCAGAAGAATTTACTGGAAACAACTACGACAAGTTTAAAGATCATAATGGATACAGATGTATTAATTATCAATTTGATGACTCATGGGGCGCAAAATATACCGTTCCTTGTTGTTTATGTTCAGACGGTAGTTGCAACGACTTGGGTTATTGCGACTGTGATAACAAGCCTACCTGGAATGACGATGATACTTCTTGGATGTATTATGACTTTGATGATTGGAAAACAGAAAGTGTGGCGTTCAACAATCAACGTGCAAGCAATGTCACCGCACAGTCGGGGGTGGATGGTGAAATGCCAACAATGGCTGCGCCCGGCCGAGGTTGGACATATCAACCATTCTTTTATGCAGCATCTGGTGGCATGTCATTCCGTCCAAACTGGCAAATATGAGTCATTTTATTCATAAAGATGATATTGTCGATATAAACGGACATCAGTTTGAAGAGGGTATTATAAAAACCTTTGACCCCGAATATAAAAAACCAGAAGGTTGGTATAGAATATATTTTCAAAACAGAAAACATTATTTAAGCAATGGTGTGAATCAAGTGGGAGATGAATTTCCTTGGATAAACGGGGACAGATATATAAAATCCCTACCAGAACTGAAAATATTAGAAAAACAAATTGAGATGGACAAAGAAACTGATGATACCAGTGTTTGATTAGTTCTCTGTTGGCATACATATATTGGAGATATAGCAGGAGCATTAAACATGGCACAACCAACATCAAGAAGCACACTAAAAGAATACGCTCTGAGAAGACTCGGCGCTCCAGTTATTGAAATTAATGTAGATGATGCTCAACTGGAAGACAGAATAGATGACGCCTTGCAATTCTTTGCAGAGTATCACTTTGATGGTGTAGAAAAAACTTATCTTAAACATCAAATCACCCAAGACGATATTGATAACGAATACATTACACTAGGAAATAGTGTGATTTCTGTTATAAAATTATTCCAGTTTAGCGAGGGGACAACAAATCTCTTTGATGTTCGATATCAAATGGCATTGAATGATTTCTATGGAATTAGAAATCCGAATCAGGGCATGATGCAATATAGCATTACTAAGAGTCACCTTTCATTGATTCAAGATATTCTCTCTCCCGAAAAATCTATTAGATTTAGTAGAGTCACAAATCAACTTAAAATTGATATGGACTGGAGTGAAGACGTAAATGTCGATGATTATATTGTTGCTGAGGCATATATTGTGCTAGACCCAGATACATATCCTGAAATTTACAACGACAGGCTTCTTAAAAGATATGTTACTGAAATATTCAGAAGACAATGGGGTTCAAATTTATCTAAGTTTGACGGAATTCAACTTCCTGGTGGAGTGTCTTTTAATGGAAGAGAAATTGTAGAAAGGGCTCAAACAGAAATTGACAAGATTGAAGAGAATGTACAACTAATGTATGAACTTCCACCAGACTTTATGGTAGGGTAATAAATGGCAACCAACAAGTTTTTTAGACATCAAGTTAAATCAGAACAGAATCTGGTTGAAGACATTACAATCGAAGCAATTCGAATGTACGGTCATGATGTCATTTATATTCCAAGAACATTGGTAAATAAAGATTTCTTGTTTGGTGAAGATACCATTTCAAAATTCGAACAAGGAATTAATATTGAAGTATATATTTCCAGCGTCGATGGATTTGAGGGTGAAGGAGATTTTGCTTCTAAATTCGGAATCCAAATTAAAGATACTGTAGAATTTATAGTTTCTAAAAAGATATTTGAAAAGAATCTGTCGCACGAAAATGATATCAACAGACCAAGAGAGGGAGATTTAATTTATCTTCCCCTATCAAAAGGTTTGTTTGAAATTAAATTCGTAGAACACGAAAATCCATTTTATCAATTGGGTAAACTATACACATATAAACTTTCCTGTGAACTCTTCGAGTATAGTCAAGAAGATTTCGAAACTGGATTTACTGATATTGATACAATAACAAACACCGAAGAAAATGTTGCATTCAACATCTATGTCACTGGTGGAGCAACCAACGATTACAGTATTGGTGAAGTTGTATATCAAGGTGCTTCTGGTTATGGAACTCTTGGTTCTAGTGCAGACTGGTATGGTACTGTTGTTTCGTGGGCCACCGGAGGAACTGCTGGACCTTCTGGTGCAGGATATCAACTCCTCACAGTTGCAGGACCTTCTGGTGCAAGCGGATTCGTTGTTGGTGTTGGTAATACCGCAGGTGTTACTGGAGCAACTTCTGGTGTATTCTATAAGGCAGGTAAGACTGCATCACCAGCAACAACTACAATTCTCATCGCAGACGCATTTGATGATGCAGATGACTTTGAACTACAGGGTGATTCCATCTTCGACTTCACGGACACCGACCCATTCTCGGAGGGTAATATCTAATGTTTAATACATTTTACCACAACTCTGTTAGAAATCTAGTTGTTGCATTTGGTTCTTTGTTTAACGACATCTACATTACCAGAAAAAATGCAGATGGAACAACAAAAGAAAAAATTAGAGTGCCCATATCTTATGGCCCTAAAGAAAAGTTTCTAAGAAGAATCTATGAACGAAGTTCAATTAGTGATGGACCAAAAACAGAAATTACACTTCCTCGTTTGGCTTTTGAAATAACTGGCATTGATTATGACTCTCAGCGAAAAAGAAACACTATGAATAAGTATCATACCAGCACTGGTGTTACTGCCGGCAGTCCAGTGTCATATGACTATGCAGAGGTTCCCTATAACTTCTCCTTCCAGTTATCTGCAATGGTACGACACATGGATGATGCATTGCAAATCACAGAACAGATATTGCCCTACTTTACTCCAGAATTCAATGTGTCTCTAAACATGACTACCCTACACACAAAGGTAGATGTTCCAGTCATATTGCAATCATCTACTCTTAATGAAGATTATGAAGGAGACTTTGATACTAGAAGAAGTATCATTTCCGATTTCAACTTCATTGCAAAATCATATGTGTATGGTCCAGTAAAGACCTCCAAGATTATTCGCACAACAGATGTTACTTTCTGGGACTCAGAAGACTTCACAGCATCGGGGCCAAGTGGTGCTACCGCCGCACTTTCTACTATACAAACATATGTTACAGGGCCATCTGGTTCGACTTCTGGTATAGACGACTACACATCATATAGCACAACATGGGTACAAGGTCCATCTATGGACTATGACGGTAACACTTATGCGTAATACATAAGGTATATGGAGAATTTTTATTATGGCTAAAAAGAAGAAAAAGGTAGAAGAACGAATCAGCGAAGCCTTAAACGTAGAACATGAAATCATTGAAGGCGAAGTTGTAGATACAGAAATTGTTCCCGCAGAACCAAAGAAAAGTATTAAAGACTTTCACCTTGAAAGAGACTATGATGATGTCAGGGGAAACCTCAAAGACATTGTAGAAAAAGGCTCTGTTGCAATTGATGGTATTCTTGCTGTTGCTTCTGAGGGAGATTCTCCCAGAGCATACGAAGTTGTATCTCAACTCATCAAGAGTGTGTCGGAAGCAAATAAGGACTTAATATCCCTGCACAAGCAAATCAAGGACATCAAGAAGGACGATCCTTCCTCCAACCAAAAAGCAGGAAGTATAACAAACAACTCAATTTTTGTTGGTTCCACAAAGGCTCTTCAAGATTTGGTGAAGAATCAAAGGAAACAGTTAGAAGATTTAGATAATGCCGAATGATAATTCATATCTTGGTAATAAAAACTTAAAAGCATCAGATGTTACAGTAGACTTCACAGAAGAACAAGTCAAGGAATATCTGAAGTGTGTGTCTGATCCAGAACATTTTATCGAAACATATGTTCAAATCGTAAATGTTGATGAGGGACTCATCCCATTCAGCATGTACGATTTCCAAAGAGATATAATTAATTTAGTACACAACAATAGGTTTGTGATTGCCAAACTTCCCCGGCAAAGTGGGAAGTCTACAACCATCATCGCATATCTGCTTCATTTTGTTTTATTCAATCCCAGTGTGAATGTTGCCGTTCTTGCTAATAAACTTTCAACTGCAAGAGAACTTCTTGGTAGATTAAAACTGGCTTATGAGCATTTACCAAAATGGATGCAACAGGGAATCATGGAATGGAACAAGGGTTCTATTGAATTAGAAAATGGTTCAAAGATTCTGGCATCTGCTACTTCATCCAGCGCAGTTCGTGGTGGTTCATTCAACATGATTTTCATGGACGAATTTGCATACATTCCACAAGGTGTTGCAGAAGAGTTTTTCAGTTCAGTTTATCCTACCATTTCATCTGGTAAGACCACAAAGGTTCTTATTGTATCAACCCCAAAGGGATTGAATATGTATTATCGAATGTGGATGGATGCTATTGAAGGAAAAAATTCATATTCTCCAATTGAGGTACACTGGTCAGATGTTCCAGGCAGAGATGCAAAGTGGAAAGAACAGACGATTGCAAATACTAGCGAAGAACAATTTCGCACCGAATTTGAATGTGACTTCATTGGCTCTGCTAATACTCTAGTCTCATCTTCTAAATTAAAATCATTAGTATATAAAAGTCCTATTCACAAAAACGATGAGGGACTAAGAATATATGAAGAACCTCAAAAAGACCATATTTATTTTATGGGGGTAGATGTTGCAAGAGGTACAGGTAAAGATTATCATGCATTCTCTGTTATTGATATCACAAGAGACGATGAACCATATAAAGTAGTGGCAACATTTAAAAATAACGAACTTTCTCCAATGGTTTTTCCTACCGTTGTGCATTCTTTGTGTAAACAATTCAATGATGCTTATTGTATGGTAGAGATTAATGATATTGGTGGTCAAGTGGCTGATATTCTTCACAGTGAATTTGAATATGAACATATTTTAATGACATCTATTCGTGGTAGAAAGGGACAAACGCTGGATGGTGGATTTGGTAAAGGTGAAAGCCAGTTGGGAATGAGAACTACGCAAGCAACTAAGAGGGTGGGGTGTTCCAACCTCAAAAACCTCATCGAAGAAGATAAACTATTAATTGAAGATTATGATATTATTGATGAGTTGATTTCATTCATTTCCAAAAGACAATCATTTGAAGCGGATGCTGGTCACAATGACGACTTAGTAATGTCTCTTATGCTCTTTGCGTGGTGTACTACTCAACAATATTTCAAAGATTTACTAAACATGGATGTTCGAAAAGCCATGTATAAGGAAAAATTAGAACAAATAGAAGAAGAGATGACACCTTTTGGGTTTATAGATAATGGTATTGGGGACGAATATGAACAAGATGCAGATGGAACTTTGTGGAAAAATGTTGATTCGGACGACGCTGGTGGATTTTTAAGTTGGTAATGAAATACTTTAATCATATACATAATTTAAGAATATACGACTAACATAGTTAGAAAGATCCAAGGAGAATTTACATGGCATTTAAAGTAAGTCCAGGCGTTACCGTCACAGAGAAGGATTTCACAAGCATAATCCCCACTGTCTCTACTACAAGAGCAGCCGCTGTTATTCGTGCTGATTGGGGCCCAGAAGAGTATCGAGTACTTGTGCCTAATGAAACCCAACTCACTTCATTATATGGGAAACCAACAACAGACAATTATGAGAACTGGTTAAATACTGCAAACTTTCTTAGTTATGGGGGTTCTTGTACAGTAGCAAGAGCAACCACTACTGACTCAATGAATGCAGGATTTGGTGGTTCAGGCGCAATTATCAAAAACCCCGATGTCTATGATGCAGGTTATTCTGCCGGTGGTGCAATTTATAGTGATGCAGGAGATACCAAATTCTTCGCAAAGTATCCCGGTTCATTTGGTAACAGTCTTAGAGTTGCCGTTGTAGAGGGTCTTGCAGGACTAACTTCTGGATGGGGAACACACGCTACTAAGGGAACAAGTCAAGAGA